GGATGCGTCAGCCTTGCGAACGAAGAGCTACGTTCTTGAGCGGCTGCTCGCAGAGAGCCAAAGTGCCGAGTCAGACGCATCTCGCGTCAGGGCGCTGGAGCTGCTGGGCAAGTCGGTGGCGCTGTTTTCAGATGTGATCGAGGATCGATCGGCGAGAGACGCCGCAGATATAGAGAAGGATATCGAGGATCGTCTGTCCAGATTGTTGGCGAGCTGATCGCCGACTATCACTTCCTACTGATGATTTGGTTTCAGTGCCGGCCGAGGACTATCACTTCGGCTACTGGGGTTTGAGGACTATCATTTCGGAATGTAGGCTCGACTATCACCTCCAGTATGCAAAATGATCGGACCGGGTCCATATTCAGTCTGGATGTTGCGGGATTATTTATAGCGGCGAATCGAGCACGAATCCCGATTTATCGTGAATAGCTCGACCCTTGGCTCTAAGGTAGACAATGGCGCCGGGTTTATCTAAGAATCGCAAGTCGTGCGAGTCGCCATCTATCCCGCCATTGGCTATTGCTGATTCCTTTATCTTGTTATTCCGGACCACTACAACCAGATTGCAATTGTGTGCTTGTTTTGCGGCCATGCAAATCAGTTTATATCTATCTGATGCGCCACTGTATGAGAGTGATAGGTGATAGTTGGCCGGCAGTGTTCGATTGAACCGGTTGGCCCGCTTGGTGTAGTCGTACAATTGAACATCCGGAAACGCTTCAAATATTGAATTGTAGTCTGTCCCGTTACGTCGGCACGGATGGCCGCGTTCGAATGGTATATCTGAGGTTCCGTTTAATCGGATAACCGGGACCAGTCCTTTCCGTTCCGCTTTCCGAATGAATCGCTCTATCTCGTAGACCACCAATTCCATAAATTTTTGACGGTCGTAATTGTAGAGATTCGTGCGCCATAGTCTGGCGCGCTGGATAGCGTTATCTGGTAACGGTATACCGTGCGGATTAAATTCGTCGGACGCGATCGCACCATGGCCGGAAATATTTAGACAAGGGAACCAGCATTCAGCTAGCTCGGCCATTGCGCAAACATTCTGGCCGGATGATTTATAGGGCGACAGGTAGACTATTGCAGTCATGTACCCGTGTTTCTGTCCTTTAACTGTCTTTGGGTTAGTATCGATACTTAGTATGTCTGTCATCAGGTATCCTTGTTTGTTAAATGAACGGTTATTTTAACATACCGTGCACCAGATATAGACCTTGATGACTCCTAGCGGTGATCTGGATGGCGTCCAATACAGGACTATCACCTCGGACATTTAGCATTACAGGACTATCACTTCGGCAATATATATGGGGAAAACAGCAATTTCCGGGGATACTAGGGCAAGGGCCGAGTCGAGATCGTGCGTTAGAAACGATTTCAGGAGGTCGAAAAACGTGATAATTCAAAAAAAAGGCCCGCCGAAGCGGGCCAGTGGCGAAGTCGCCAGTGTTAGCAGTAATAGGGTCTGGTTTCCGGATAGTTCATTCCCTTGTGGTCCTGAATCAGCGCCTTGATTTCGCTATAGCCCCAAGCACCTCCGGGGATCAGGTAGCGATCATCCGGTTCGCCGTCGGCATCGACGCCATCATGCGGTCCATATCCCATTTTATAGTCCGGGGAATTATCTGCGAACGGGCAAACATCCTCCTCACCTCCGGGCATAAAGAGGTCTAAAGATTGCTGCAAGGCAAGGTAGGTTTTCCTGAGCGCTTCTGCAGCCTGTCGACCTTTCTTGTTATCCGGGAAAGTCCCGATGCATCTAATGAAAGAGCCGGCAGAGTAATACCAGCCTCCCTCCTCCGGACCGCCATAACACTGGTTGACCTCATATATGTTGACATGCAGCATCACTCCACCTCCGCAATGCGGCCATTGGCCATTGTTACCCGGGCGAAAAACTCCCGGCCTCCTCCCAGTAAATGGGGCCGTCTGGCTCCGTACATGACTCCATCCGATTTATACTCGGGCCCAAACAGCGAAGTCTCCCTGTACTGCAGCGGCTCGCCTATGGCGGCCTTCAATTCCTTTTTGGAATTGTATCCAGTGAATAACACCATCTCTTATCCTCCTTAGTTAAGGGTGAACAATCATTATACTGATGATGCAGGCCGCAAACCAGTCGATTTTAGGTGATGCCAAGGTATTGGCTGGGTCGAGATCGTGCGTCAGAGACGATCTGAGGAGCTCGACTATCACTTCGGATTCTAATTATTTGCAGGACTATCACTTCGGATAGTAACCATTGGCGGCACAACACTTTTTGCGAGCAAAAAAAAGGACCGCCGAAGCGGTCCAATTGGTCAATCTTCATTTAGTACTCATTCGCTTACCGCGACCGGAGGAAGGCCGTTCGGGCCTAGATCATCCGAAGGCTTGTCTTCATCATCGACAGTCAACCTCGTCAGGCTGATTGATAACTGCAGGTCCATCAGCAATTCCGCCAGTCTCTCGTCTATAACCCGTCGGATTTCTGACTCTGAATCAGTCTTCAGCTTTCCTTCCAGCTTCCGGACATCTTCGGCCAGATCGGTCACGGTGCTTTCGACTTCTTCGATCTGCCAATGTTCAACCGACTCTTGATTCTCGAAGTCGAAACGTAATTCCTCGATGCTAGACTCGGTCGAACTGACGGTGTCCTGCATATCCTCGACTTTTGACTCAAGCAGCTCGATCTCGTGCCAGCCTTTCAGCTCATCGGCGATCAGCTCGATCACTTCACTTTCAATACTCATCATCATGCTCCCTTCAACCGTCCATGGTGATTCCCGACACCGGATGGTGCCGGGTCGCTACTGTAGGGTCCAAATTGTTAAAGAGCGAGTTAATAGAATGAACGGTGATGACGATGATGTCAACTGGACGGTCGACCGACAATCAAGTGACTGCTCCGGTAGCACTGTAAATAGATGCTGGAACGGTGCATAGAATAGTGTCGTCTAGGGTGTCGTCCTGGCGTTTGAAATGATGAGCGTTTCCGGGGCCGCCATCGAAGCGAATCGAGCTGACATAATAATGAAGGGCCGCCCCCCCTTTTCCGCCGCAGGTACCTGACTATCTTATATACATAGTAATCTCGACAGGATATGGGGAATTTCTATGACCCCCCCCTATTATATATTGCAAAATGATAGCTTCTGGGCGCAAGACGTACCTGATTTGCCCATATATTTTGCGCAAAATTTTCCGGGTTGCTTGACTTTCCCTTGTGAAGAGGCACAAAATGCTACACTCCAGAGGGAGTTTTACCCTAGATACTTACTAGCTGGTTCTTTCTAGACTAGGTACCTGCTGTTCTATGAACCAGATAGCTATTTTTAGAGGAAGTAGGTAGCTACTGTCCGGGGTATATATATTCTGGTAAATATATACTTACTAAGTATATAGATAGCATGATAAATAAAAATTTATTATCTAAAATTCAGGGGTTACCTGCTAGCAAAAAGCAGGAATTCGTTGAACTTCTGGAAGAATACGAACAATCCCAAATCCGTGAACAATGCGCCGACAGCTTTATGGCATTTGTCAGGGAGTCTTGGGCAGCTTTTATTCATGGCAAACACCATGAAATAATGGCAGAAGCTTTTGAGCGCGTAGCCAGAGGCGATCTAAAGCGTTTAATTATTAATATGCCCCCCCGGCATACAAAATCTGAATTCGCCTCCTACCTGCTTCCTGCGTGGTTTCTGGGGCGCTTTCCGGACAAGAAGATAATCCAGACAGCGCATACTGCAGAATTGGCAGTAGGTTTTGGACGTAAAGTCAGGAATCTTGTCAACAGCAAGGATTTCAAGGATATTTTTCCGGATGTAAAGCTGCAGGCTGACAGCAAAGCTGCAGGAAGGTGGAAAACTAACAAGGGTGGCGAATATTTTGCTATCGGCGTAGGCGGTGCGGTAACAGGTAAAGGTGCAGACCTGTTGGTAATTGATGATCCGCATTCAGAGCAGGAAGGCGCCAGCTCCGATATCAACGTATTTAACCGGACGTATGAATGGTATACCTCCGGACCAAGGCAGCGCCTGCAGCCAAACGGCTCTATTGTCGTGGTTATGACACGATGGCATAACAAAGACCTTACAGGTCAGGTTGTTGATGCCAGCATCAAAAGAGGCGGCGCAGATGAGTGGGAAGTTATTGAATTGCCAGCGATTTTACCTTCTGGCAATCCTTTATGGCCACAGTTCTGGAACTTGGATGAACTGACCGCGTTAAGATCAGAGCTTCCTAATAGCAAGTGGATGGCTCAGTACCAGCAAGACCCGACTTCTGAAGAGGGAGCGCTGGTAAAGCGGGAATGGTGGAAGCCTTGGGAAGGAATCAGGCCGCCAAGCTGTGAGTTTGTAATCCAGTCTTGGGATACAGCCTTTATGAAAAACGAACGGGCTGACTATTCCGCCTGTACGACATGGGGCGTTTTCTACCGCGATGATCAGGAAGGCAGGTTTTCGCCTAACCTTATATTGCTGGATGCCTGCAAGGAAAGGCTTGAGTTTCCGGACCTGAAAGTCAGGGCAATGGAAAAATACCGGGAATACAATCCGGATGCATTCATTGTTGAGGCAAAAGCTGCAGGGATGCCGTTAATTTTTGAATTACGGGCAATGGGGATTCCTGTTCAGGAGTACACTCCAAGTCGAGGAAATGACAAGGTATCTCGGGTTAACGCGGTATCCGACCTGTTCGCTTCCGGGGTAATATGGGCGCCGGCAACTCGTTGGGCAGAAGAGGTTATCGAGGAATTTGCCGGGTTTCCGAACATGGAACATGATGATCTTGTAGATAGCAGCACGCAAGCATTATTACGCTACCGACAGGGAGGATTTGTTTCCCTGTCGTCTGATGAAGAGCCCGAACCGCTGGAACACAACCGGGTTGCGAATTATTACTAAGGAGTTGAGTTGGCTATAGAGAGACAAACTGCTACGCCGATTGAGGGGACTGTAGAACAAGACCCTCAAGAACTCGAAATTATGATAGAGAACCCGGAAATGGTTTCTATAGAAACTGATGACGGCGGCATGATCATTGATTTCAACCCTTCTGCGGCTGAAAGCGAAGATAGCGAATTCAACTCAAACCTTGCTGACTTTGTTGATGAAGATGAACTGGACAGCCTTGGTGGAAAGCTTATTTCCGAGTACACCGGGGACAGGGATTCAAGAAAAGACTGGGAAGAAACCTATACCAAGGGTCTTGACCAGCTTGGGCTGAAGATAGAAGAGAGAACAGCTCCTTGGGCAGGCGCCTGCGGAGTGTTTCATCCCATGCTGACCGAAGCGGTTATTCGTTTTCAGTCTCAGTCTATTTCGGAGATGTTCCCGGCACAGGGTCCGGTAAGAACGAAGATTGTCGGCAAGATGACCGACGATAAGGAAAAGCAGGCACAAAGGGTAGAGGATTATCTTAACTACCTGCTGACACATGAAATGTCAGAGTACAGGACAGAAACGGAAAAAATGCTGTTTTCCCTGCCTTTGGCCGGCTCTGCTTTCAGAAAGGTTTATTACGATCACAGCATGGGCAGACCATGCTCCCTGTTTGTTCCGGCAGAAGATGTTGTTGTGAACTACGGGGCAAGTGATTTAACTACCTGTGAAAGAATTACGCACGTTATGCGTAAGTCCGGAAATGATATTCGCAAGATGCAGGTCAGTGGATTTTACCGGGATATAGAATTACC